GCCGTGCTAAGACCAATTTCGTTCATCTCTTTCGAGAAGACTTGCATTTCATCTGCACTTGTTTTGAAGATAGAGTCAAGTGCACCGAATTGTTGTTCTAGATCGCTGGCTGCGTTTACTGCATCCTTGGCACCTTGAATCAAAGCATTGAAACCTAGAGTGATACCTAGAGCACCAACGATTTTAGTAATGTTAGTTGCAAAGCCACCGACTTTGTCTTGAAGACCTTTTAGGCTGCTCTCTGCTCCCTGGGTAGCTTGGGTTAGCTTTTTGAACTCACCGAGAATCTCGACATTTAGAGCTAGGGTTCCAGCCATTTCAATCCTTTTTCAAAATCTTTATGAACGCTGCATACTCATTCATAGTTAGAGCTTTGTATTCAGAAGGGCTCATGTTGAAAGCCCGGCAGAACTCCGCCATGCGTTTAGCGGATAGCTCCCTTATTCTTTTTTTTCTTCGTCACCCTTGATCATCTCTAGGGCTTGTTTCAAACTTAGTTTTTTAGCATCTTCCATCTTGTAACTAGGGTTATCCCTTTTTAGGACTACCCAAACAAAAGCGGATAGGGCTTTGCCTTTAGGCTTACCGTTTGCGAATGCTTCATCGATACTTGAATTAGTCAAGTTCTCGATTAGTTCTACTTCTTCTAAAGTCAAGCTCTCGAAGTCGAATTGATTCATCTGTGTTCTCCTATGGTGTTGGGTTTGAATACTCTTTGAATAGCTTTTCCATGTTATCAAAGAATGTCTTGTAAACCTGTTCCCGTGTCCTGGTTAAGGCATTACTAAAGAACGGTCTAGGACGGATGTTCTTTTGCTGGAAGTTTCTTTTGTCATAGTTCCAACCGAAGTGAATTGGGTTAGCGTAGGGAACCGTAGTGTTATTACCAGCACTAACAACTACTTTACGAGATTGCTTCTTTGCCTTGATAGTTGCCCGGAGTCTTCCGGTGCGAACTGGAACTAAGGTGCGGGCTGCACTTGCTACAATTTCGCCTGCCTCTTGGGATGCTGCTCCGATTGTGGCGGATGGAACCCCAATGGCTCTTAACGCTCTTATAGCTTCGTTTAGCCCAACAACCTTAACTCCGTTAGCCATGGTTAGGCTGCTGTTACGATCTCTACTCCGAAGTATTTGCCAGTAGCTGGGTCGTGAGGAGTGTTCTTCACGCGAAGAGTTACTGAGAATACTGCTGTCTCGTTGCTGTTTAGGCTTAGAGGTGGAAGTTCGTTGAATACTGCAACACCTTCATAGTGAGGAGTGTCAGCGGTTGGAGTAGTGTTTCCGTTTGGAGCAATTACGAATGCAACTTCGGTTCCATAGTTGTCCCATAGAACGCGGTAAAGGCTAGTGTCCTCGCCCGAAGTGATTCCGTCAAGCTGTAATGCCCATTCTCCGCCAACGCGAACTTCGCAGAAGGTCTGAACATCGCCAGGTGCGTCACCTAGAGTTAGCTCAACCATGTTAGCGTCGCATGCGTAGTCGGTTGCTCCGATTTTGAAGATAATGTTTTGTGCTTTGATTCTTGTTGAAGCGGCCATGGTGGCTACCTTTCTAAAGTGTGATGTCTAGCTGGACGAATAAGTTCGTTGCTAGATACTCGGCGTTATTTGTTTGTAGATTGTAAGGCTGGTTTACCGAAGTTATGCGAACGTAAGTTAGAGGTTCGATAGCATTCAGAACATCCTCGATTAGCTGATCTAGGTTTTCCGTTGCCTTCTTGTTAGTCGCAGTAGCAGCTACCAAAACTAATTCAAGTCCTAAAGTCCATTCACCAAACTGTGCGGTCTGCAAGTAAGGCTGCGCGGAGTTCATAATGACGATTGGAGGGGTTATTCGCTCCGGGATGTATTCCAGAACATTTAAACCCGCATCCGCTAATTCAAGTTTAAACTCGACTTTAGTGGCGTTGATTTCGCTCATACTGCATAGCCTACGTATCTTTGAAGCAACGGGTAAACCGCGTTCATAGGATCCTTGGCTACTCGAATGGGAGCACCATCGAAGCTTGCGAATTGAGCGACGCCGTTAGGAGCGGAGCGACGGTGGAAGAGTTCCGAGGAGCAAATCAGAATTGCCTGGTGGTGAACTTCATGTGGGACAGTTTCTACTTCCCCAATGTAAGTGCCAACCATGGCGTTACCGGCAGATAGGCAAGACTCAATAAAGTCACCTGTCTCATCCGTTCCAACATAAGCCTGGAACTCTTCCAACGTCACGTGAGCCATTTATAGACCGACTATACGACGTCTAGAACGACTAGAGCGTCTGCGAATGGCAAGGTGATTGCCATGTAGCCGTAAACGCTGATTGAGTCGGTCAAGGTTGTAATGTCATCTGCAGATAGTCTTACAGGCGCGCCAGCGGACTCTAGAGTCTGGATAGCTGCGCTGTTAGCCACGAAGCAACGGTTAGTTGCAATCTGTGGGTCTACGATAACTGGAAGACCGAATAGCTGACCAGATAGACCTGGGATGTTAGCTGATCCGATGTTGTTTACTCCAGCACCGTTTACTAGAACTACTGGACGGCCGTCTTCGCCAGCTACCTGTAGAAGGAACTTGTAAGCTCCGGTTCCACACATAATAGCTTCTGGACGTAGTCCGGTCTCCTTGAAGATGTAAGAAGATGCATCTGCTAGACCACCGATAAGAGCCTCGGAAGTTCCAGCTGAAACGTCCCAACGCTTGCCTGTGTAATCCTGCGCTTCGATTAGGTCTACTACTGCCTTGTTGGTTGTGTTCGCGTAAGCAATAGATAGAGCGCGTAGTGCGGTGTCTAGGTAGTTTACGGATGAACGCTGGATGGTCTGCTTTGACATCGAAGTGTAGCCACCGTAGGTTACTACGTTAGCTGATACTGAATCGATGCTTAGGTTTCCAAAGGATAGCTCTTCGTTCTCTGGAGACTGAACTCCAACAGTAAGAGTGTTTGCGGATACCTGTGCATACTCAACGGTTAGTCCTGCAGCTGGAAGTGCAGCGCGGGAGAAGGCCGATAGAGTTGGGCGGTTGGTGTCGATTAGGTTGTCGATGTAGCCCAAGAAGCCTGGTAGGGCAACGGTGTCAGCGGAAGTTGAAGCTGCGCGAGCTAAAGCCTTTGCGTCCTCGTCTCCGTTTACTAGAGCCTTAGCGAATTCGCCTTGTGAGCGGAACTTGTGTGTTGCTGGTGTTGCTGTTTCGACGGACTGACCGGCTTCGATAACTCGGCGCAATTCTGCAACCTCGTCCTGCACGGTGCGAACGTCAAGTTCAATGTTTTCCATTGTTTCACTTTCTGTTTCATTAGGAGTCTCTGCAACCTCTTCAACCTCTTCGGTCTCCGACTCGCTACGGACTTCGGTTATTTTTGCGCCTTCAAAGGCTGGGAAGGGAACTACTGAAACCTCTTTGAGATCCACTAGCTCTCTAACTATCGTTTGGCCTTCCTTCCGGTCTTTGACCGGGAAGAATCCAACCGAGAATCGATTTAGGACGCCGTCCTGTAGTAATGTGTAAACTTCGTTTCCGCGAGCTGTGTCGCTAATTCTAGCAACAATTTCAAAGCCTTCTTCGGTGTCGCGTCCTTCTAGGACTTTACCAATTGGCTCTTCGTGACCGTAGAACAACTTAACATCTTCTACCGTCTGAATTGCTCCAGCTTCAAAGCGTTCTTTAGTGTTGCCAGTTAGGTCAATCTCCTGACCGTAAGGAACTGCAAGACCAACAATGGTTCTTTCCTCGGTGTCAGATAAGCGAACCTGAAACTCGCGTGTAATCATTTCAGACATCTAGTCCTTCTTTCGTTCTGACTTCCTCGGCGGTTAGGATACCTGCAGCGATTGCGGTCTGGTAGTAGTTGTAACGTGCTGCGACATCTGCCTTGAATAGGTGCTCGAAGTCAAACTCGACTCTAGTTCCTCTTGGTAGACAGTTGCTAAGTGCGTCTGTGATTGCATCGGTGTAAGCCATAAGTGTGTGACGGAAAAAGACCTGGTTCTCATCCTGCAAGTTTGTGTAAGTGTCCGATGATCCTGGAACGGATGTAATTAGCAACCTTGGCGGGATACCGAATAGCCTGGCGATTGCCTGTGTCTGCTGATCCTGAACTTCGGTGAATAGTGCATCTCTAGGTGAGAGTGCTATCTGCTGGTAGTCGAAGCCATTAGCCAGAACTGCAACTTGACGGTTCTGTTGCTTGTTGTGCCAGTTGTTAGTAACTTCATCCGCTTCTGCTTTGTTCAACATCTGGTTAGTCTTTAGAACTCCGGTTGGAACTCCTGCAGCGGTAAACCAGTTCAAAGCGTAGTCGCGTAGATCTAAAGCTGCGCTAATGTCTTTGAAGCAAGATGCAATTGGGCTTATACCTTGAAGCTGACCTGCCTGGCTAAATACTCTTAGGTGTTCTATCTCGCGCTTGGTGTAACGCTTGCCCAAGTAGTCGTAAACAATTGTGGAGTAATCAATAGCTCCATCAATAGTCTTAGGGTAGGAAGGCATTACGGAAGCTGCCGGAAGAATGGTTAGGTTGTTTACCTGACCGTTAGAAGAGTATTGCTTATACCAGTAGGCGTTGCCCTGTAGAGCTAAATCTACGACAGTCTGGAATAGGAAGTCCCTGCGGTTCTGATCTAGTGAAGGATTATTTACTAGAACTGGGTTTTCAACCTTTAGTTCGACTCCGGTAGCGAATCGGTAAGTGTTGATGGTCATCTTGCTAATCGGAGTTCCGATGATTTGGATAGCGCGATAGACGGCGGTAAGACTTAGAGCTGTGTTAGGTGTAACAATGCTCGGTTGTCTAGTTGGGATAGTAGGCTGCGATGCGCGAACTTCTGGCTTGCGGTTTAGGAGCCTGTCAAGTATAGATGCCATTTGGAGTCAAGGATACCACATACCACCGACTAGAAGACTCCTATTGTTGCGTGTGGTGCGCGTGA